ATGATTTTGTTTATTTTAAATCTCTTCAAGCAACTTATTAAACGTAGTAGAACCATAAGGCTTAATATCAACAGCTTCACCTACAAGATGCTGAGAATTCGGAGCACCATTGCAAGCTTTATTCTGTTCAGGAGTACGCCTGGCACTAGTTACAGAAAAATGAACATTAGAATACAACAAGTACTCAAGAAAATGCATAAGAGTATAATTCATAGTCCAATAGCATTAAGAATGTAACCTAAAGCAGCAGAAACAGCGCCAATAACAATTTTCCAGATATTACTACTTTTCATTGTCTTGAGATTTAAAATAAACAAAATCATTTTCTTCTTTAATCGAATCCACAATAATGATAAAGCCCAACGAAGACATTCGCTCAGAATAACTTCCAAGACCATCGAGAGAATTGACAATATAAGGCGGAACAACATCACAACCAGTAGATTTTCCTTTAACTGAAATAATAAATTTCTGCATAATCATAATCTTTTTTAATGTTAATAATACTGAGTTAGCTTCTACAGAGGACAAAGGAAGATATTATTTTTTATATATGCAAGATTTCTACGGATTTTTTTTCAATACGGTCTTGTGTGAGTTCAACGTTTATAGACAAGAGAGGAGAGAAACTGAGAGGATAACTCAGTTTTGCGTTCGCATTGAACTAGGGGCTTCGCTTGAATAACAAAGTGGATGTATACAGGGTGTATAGGCACGGCAGGTCAGATAGAACCTGCCTTTGCGCACCTACGTGCTAAAATACCGAAGCGGAAACGCTTCTCTAAGGAAGTCGCTCCGCTCCATTTTATACCAGGCCCTAGGCGGGCGGCCGGTGTATATCGCTCAAACGCCGCGATGGGCTTTTAATTACCTACCGTTATAGATTGTAGTGTTACGAGGACCATAATCATTACGGAAAATATTGGCACCAGGACGAAAAGAGCCAATTATATTACCAGCGCCGGAGGCTATAGAACCAAGTCCTTGCGAGACAGATTCCCAATAATGGGTACGGCTCTTTTTCCGAGCTAAATCGGCACCATATTCATATAGTTTTTGCCGAGCCTTAGCGGTATTATACTGAACATGCTTACGTAATTTAACATTAGCAGAATCATAAGACGCATCACGATACTGTAATTGATAAGCAGCGTTCGAGGCCTTAATCAAAGAATCAGCAGTTTTCGCAGCAATATCATTAGAAATCTTTTGACCAGAGGCCTGAGCAGCCGTCAGGATAGCACGCTGGAGTTCGGTCTGAATCTGTTTCTCCGTAAGAGCACCGTTCAATTGAAGATTAACCAAGGTCTGACCTTTAATAAAGAGGTCGGCTTGCTGCTGTTCATCAAGATAACGGTTTAATGTACGTTGAGCATCAGAGTTCAAAAGAATCTGAGTCTCCTGAGCAGCAGACAGACGTTCAGCAAACTGGAGATTTTTCAGTTCTTGAGCTTCTGTAGACTGGTCCAAAGAAGCAGAAATACGACCAGTTTCCTTATTCCAATAACCAGACTCACCAATGGCCAGATTCTTCCAATTTGTCAGACCTTTATAATAATTAGCAATTTGAGGGGTAATAGCATCAATATTATTAGATTCTGATTGCGCCTTTTTCGCTTGAGCAAGGGAAGCCAAACTATTAAAGACATTAGAAAAATTAGGCCTAAAAGCCTGCATAGACGGAACAGGGGCGGCAGTAGCGGCAGCACCGCCAGAGGCGGGAGCTTTAGAGCCAGCCATAGCGGCAGAGCCTTGAATAAACGGATTCAAGCCTCGGGAAATCATAGCATCCGGAGAATTATAGGCGTTATTCATATCCCACATCTGTTGCTGCCAATCACGTTGAATTTGCGCCTGTTCTGCATTAAATGCGTTTTGTTCTCGCATCATACGTTGGTTAACCTTATTCTGATGATTTTGGTTAACCATGCCTAACACATTATCGGTAAGATTACCGACAGTGGAGGCGATAGCATCGAATAGACCCATTAAGCACTAGGTGCAGGGGCGGACGCATCAGGAGCGGGCACTGCACTTTGCTCTGCCAACATAGACTTAGCAAACTCAGTCAATTCTGAATGTTGAGAAGCCAATTCAGACAATACAGCCTGACGTTCAGACATAGTCTGACAATGACGAGAAATAACACATTCGAAACGCTCTTCATCCGTCATCTGGTCCATAGTGGTAGATTGAGTAGGATGCATCTGAGCCAATATATTATTAACATTCATATCACCAAGCAGACGACGATACTTTTCCTGATTCAAAAGAATCTGAGTCATATCACACTGAATCAAATCACCGTCAGGAGTTTCATCATACATAACCGAATCATAAGCGGAAGCCTGATAACACGGATTACTTTCCTTTAATTCAGGAACGTACGTATCTTTTTCAAAATTCTCATTTTTATAAGCAAAATTTCTCATAACAAGCAAATTTAATAAGGTAAACCATTTCTATCCAAATTCTGAGCAGCATAAACCTGGAAATTAACATTACACAACAACTGGTCATAAGCCACGGAACAGTTCTGACCTGAAACTTGAGGCTCAAAAATAGAGTTCAATTGCTGAGGACGAACTTTCATAGACTGATAAGACCAAGCTCCGGAAGAAGTCAAGACATCCCAACCATCTATAGGAGCGGCCCAAGACTGGTAAGCCATACCAGAACGGAATCCAGCGTGAACAGTATCAATATTAGACTTCCACTGCCAGTACCGAAGATTATAACCAAGAGGACCAGATACAGTACGAGACCGGCTATTCTGGAGATTCAGAGCAGGGACAGCCTGCATGCCTAACTGGTCGAAAGCAGGTTGTGGGAAATCAGAAATAGACGTAACAGTCAATTGAGGATTCTGGCCTGTCAAGTTCCAGTCAACCATAGGCACAGCATGGTACACACACATGATTACCTGATGTTCAGCACCACAATCATAAGTTAACGTATGTCCAGAATTAGAACCTACACCTTTACCAGCAATTACAGCTTGAGAGTTATCAGATTCTAAGTTGGTATTCAAGACCTCATTAATATTGATTACATTTGACCAACCTCCAATATAATGACAATGATTGCCCATATATTCAGGGGCTTTAATGCCAAACTGGGCAGCCATTTGGTCAGAATAGTCTTTGCTAGAGAATTGAACTACTTCTTTCCAACGCTGTAAGTACTCCGTTGCACGGATTGAAAGAGCGGAGAGGTCGGAATTAATATTCACAAACCGAGAAGAAGAGGTATTATTAGATGCATAAGTAATAACATTATTTGAATCAGCAGGATTGACTACCGAAGAGTTGGAATCCGATTGAGCAGAAGAAACAACCGCCATTACACGATTAGACGGAGCAGAAGAAAGGAAAGTAGACGGTAAAATAGCTACCGAACCATATTGAGAATTAGGGAGCATACCCATAAAATAATCTTTCGGATAGTTAGCATATCGAAGCTGGAGCATTTCAGGGGCAAGATTTAACTGCGATTTACCGTCCCAATAGTCAACATTATAAGCATAAGCCAGATGTTTCTCCCATTGAGAATTTGAGAAAGAGTCATAATAGATTTTCTGATAAGTCAACAACGGAAGAAGATTCACAGTCTGACTAACACTATAAACCAAAGGATTGAGACTATCCTCAAGAGACTGAATGCCTAGATAAGCTTTTGTAATAGCGGCTTTCGCAGTGTTTGAAGACGCAAGGAATGAACCATATCCAAGCATATCCAATAACTTAGAAGCACCATAGGCATATGGTAAACCGGCATCGTCAAAGACGTCTTGGCCGTTAATCGTTTGAAGACTTAAAGACAACAAATTTAACGTAGTATTCGGAACAGAAGTCAACATTTCCGTATTAGCAGTATTACTAGCGGCGGACGTCATGTAATCCGTCATCTGAGTAAACGCTTGAGGAAGCGCACGAGAAATCAAACGTAACGGCACAGCGTAAAAGTCATAATACTCTTTAATACGAGTGTACGCAGCAGTGTTTACCGGAACAGTACGGGTAAACCAATCAGAGGAAATACGGTATTTATTACCGGGGATAGCAATCTGCCAATAGACGGGCAGAATTTCACCAACTTTCGCCGTAAACAACTTTTTACTAGACAGGTCAAAGGAAGAGCGATGAACGGCAACTTTCGCTCGGTCTAGCGGATTGAAATCACTCATAAATAATTAATTTAATTAAATTAGACCATACGGTTAAATATATTGTTAGCGTCATTTAGCTTCTTATGTTTAATCATATCACGGCAGAACTTCGATGCACGGTTATCCAGACACCTCTGTAAGTCGTCGCACAAATCGTTGTAATTTGCAGGTTGCGAGGCTTTAAAGGATGATCCGACCAGACGAGAAAGAGCTGGGGAAAATAATAATTTTCGGGGGTCATCAAAGTATAAGACGGTTGGTTTGATTCCGGCCATAACATCTCGAATAGTGTAGTCGGAAAAGGTACCGTCTTCTTCCTCCTTAACAATCGACCTTTCACATCCTGAGGCTGGTAGGTAAAAATATCGCAACAAAGGGAATTCACATGTTTCTTGAATTCGGAGCGCATCACACATTCGTACATAATCCGCTTTCTTTTCATATTCTATTCCTGTTTTAATGATAAAATTAATACGGGCGGCATAAGGATACAAATCATCACCGATGCCAGGGAGATGCCAATTCCGGAGGAACTTAGCGACATAAAGGAACAGCCGATATAGCTTATTAATAAAATATTCAACATCGACATCACTAGAACTGCTAACGAACCTAGTAAGGCACCTAGCATTATGTAATACAATCTTATCATCATCAGTCAAGATATGATTTAAAGTTATATATTTATAGTAGGCACGCACGATAGACAAGATAGAATCACTATCATAATCTATGATACCGAAGCGTGCGATTCTTTTCGGCGCTGTTCCAACAGCACTAATAACTCTATATATCGCAACAGGATCGTCACTGCGAGCTCCTGAAAATCTGGGGAGTAAGGAACGGATATACGATAAGGGGGCAGTCGAGTTGACAACGACGCCATTAAAGTTATACTCTCGTCCATTAATGACTGAATCGATTTTCGTTTCAATTTGCGCATAGACATCTTCACATTCATCGAATGTCTCGCCTTTTTCAAAGAATCCAAGAGAGGCTCTGGATCGGGGTTTAAACGAGCGGCATGATCGATAAAGAGAGGGAGCAGAAGCCAAGCTGTTAACGTATGACGCAACGTACGAAGCGCATCCACCGTTGGAACGTTGGATATCTGAACGACCGAGCTTCCAACTTTTACAATGACACTCTCGAAGGACATCGGTGATTTTCTTCGAGTTGAAGAATAGTAACAAATGGAAATGCGGGCGGAAATGGACTGGGCCATATTCTCCCACAGCGTAAAAAGATATCTTTTCATTGGTATATCTATCTAAATGTCTACGTAATCGTTTAATATAATTCTGAACATCTACATAATTCAGATAAGGGATAAGGTTATTACCGTATTTACGGGAAAGCTCTCCATCCTTACCGTAAGGTGTAGCGGACTGCGTCTTACCAATAAAGGAACGGATAGCATCCATAGAAAGAAACCAATTATCTCTAATCGGCTCATATTGACCTGTCTCACGATTATAAGGTACCGTACCTTGTACTTGTGTAAAGTATATATGCTGCAATCGCTGAGGATCAGTGGTGCAAAACTTAGACACCGGAACATAAGCATGTTTCTCATAACCATGAACAACACCGGAATCACTTAAAACATCATCATATTCAGAATAGTATACTTCACAATTGAATAGAGGAATGTGTTCATTATCATAGGTGAGCGTAACAAACCAACAATGTTCAAAGGCACTTCCAGCGGTCTTCACACGAATGGACGCCTTTTGAGCTCGCTTGTGGATACAGTAGTCACATTGACCGCAATCTACAGCGATACGCTTACCGGTATATTTGTTGGTAATAAATGAACGATGCTGACAATGGTCAACAGCTTTAAGCAATTCCGGAGTATATTTCATAAGTATCAACGTTTATCTATTACCTGTCGACGATTACGTGAACAGAACGAAACATGAATAAATGTCGGATATATAATAAGCTGGTCAAATGGCGAAACATTATCAGAAAAAAAATGAATCTCTTCAAGCAACTTATTAAACGTAGTAGAACCATAAGGCTTAATATCAACAGCTTCACCTACAAGATGCTGAGAATTCGGAGCACCATTGCAAGCTTTATTCTGTTCAGGAGTACGCCTGGCACTAGTTACAGAAAAATGAACAT